AGAAAAACATAAAGATTGGATAGATATATCTAAGTCTTTTGGGCTTGATGAGGAAACGGCTAAAGATCTAGTCTCTGAAATGTATATAAAGATTATGAAAAAATTAGATAAAGGCCTAGACATATCTTACGGATCCGCAGACGTAAATTACTACTATATATTTAAAACTCTTAGAACTATGTTTATAGATCTAGTAAGAAAAAATAAAAACGTTACTATTATAAGAAATTATTACAGAGACGGGAAAGCTGACTCATTTATAGATTATCAAGGTAAATGGGATCTCATTCAAAAAGAGTTAGAGGATTGTTATTGGTATGATCGTAAAGTCTTCGAGCTTATAAATGGAGGTTATAGTATAGCTGAGTTGTCTAGAAAGTCGGGGATCCCTTATTACTCTTTGTACAATACTTATAATAAAATAAAAGAAAAAATAAAAGATCTGTTATGAAACTTGGAGACTTAGTAGAAAAAATAATTAATATAATTACATTTGGTAAAGGCAAAACAATAGCTACTTACATAGCCAACAAATTAGGTTATGACGATTGCGGCTGCGACGATAGAAAACGCAAGCTCAACGAATTTAAAATAAAACGGAAATGAAATTTAATAAAGATGACAGAAAAAATTGGAAAAAATTTCGAATGGGTAAGAAGTCAGTCATATCCCGAGCCGAATATGAATTGGTTTGTCAGCTCCACTCAAAATATTACGAACATAAATTATATTATCCTTGCACGTGCAAACCCAAAGAAATTAATAAATGGATACAAGATTTAAATAAGATTTGGGAAAATGGAAATTAAGGAAGTTCATAAATGGGAAAAGGCCGTAGTAGGGATCCTTAATATAATGGGTTGGGATCTTAAATGGATAGGAGACGAGGATAAGAGTTGGGACGCTGAGGGACTAAGTCCAAAAAATAGAAAGGTAGTTATTGAAATGAAATTTAGAGATAAATACTATGAGGAGAAACTACTAGAAAAATATAAGTACGACGTATTAATGAAACTTCCGGAGGATATTGTTAAGCTATATTTTGTTAATGATCCTAAAGCTAACTATATGTATTGGTTAGATTCTTTAGAAATGCCGGATCCGGTAAAACTATATTGTCCGTCTACTACAATTTGGAACAATAGGAAAGTAAAAAAAGAAGTGTATCTCTTGAAAGAAAATTGGGCGTCCATAATTAATTTAAATACTAATTAAATTATTTGTTAATAAATCGTTATATTAGTAACTCAAAAACACTAATTATGGCATACGAACACTTCCCAATAGAAAATCAAGTTACTCACGATTGTAGAGAAGAGATTAAAAAAGAAAAAAAATATATTAAATTCTTAAAAGAGAAAGGTTATGAAATATCTCGAATATTTAAACGAGAACTATTTTAGAGAGAAAGGTTTTACTAGAATAAAAAGTAAAATGGATAAAATTAAAATAGATAAACCAAGACAGTATAGATCTAGACAAGGTAGATCCGATAAGAGATATTCAGAAACTATGAAAGCAACCGCTATATCATTCATAGGATTATTACTAATAATATTATACTTAATATATGATAGTATTATTTGACGCTGACTCTTTGATCTTTGCTAGTTGTTATCGTACAAGAGTAAACGGGGAAAAGCCCGACGATATATATTACAGAGAGATAGAAGATGCAACGGATAAATATAGCGAGCAATTTATGAAGATTATAAACGATATAGATGAGATCTACGACGTTCAAAGCGTGCTAACCTTTTCGGGATCCGCCGGAAATTTTAGGAAACTAATAACTCCTAAATATAAAGCGAACAGAAAAAAACAAGAGAAACCTCCTTTATTATATCCTCTTCATAAATACGTAAAAGAAACTTATAATAGTATTCAAGGAGCGGGACTAGAAACTGACGATCTAGTAGCTAGAGAATGGAATAACCTCCAAAAAAAGATAGGGAGAGAAAACGTATTAATAGTAAGTATAGATAAAGACTATAAACAGTTTCCCGCTTTGATATATAATTACAATAAAAAAGAGGTATTAGATCTAACTCCGGAAGAGGCATTATATAATTTTTATGAGCAAATGATAATAGGGGATACCGCAGATAATGTCAATTACTTTTACGGAAAAGGTAAAGCGTTTGCAAAGAAATATCTAAAAGACTGTAAGACTAAATATCAATATACAAAGAAATTATACGAGCTTTTTTTAAAAGAACACAAAGGCAAAGGAAAACAACGCTATATAGAATGTTACAATTTACTTAAATTAAGAATATGAAACCAATAGAAATAGCTAATAAAATATCAGAGATCTCCGGTATAGATCTCTTTAATAAATCTAGGAAAAGAAACGTAATAGAACATAGAGGATTACTTTGTTATATACTTAGAGATAAACTTAAAATGAGGTGGGAAAAAATAGCCAAGTTTTACAAAGCTCAAGGTTGGCCGGTAAATCACGCAACTCTGATTAACAGTTATAATAAATGGTATATGTATAAAACAAATGAGGACGTTATAAGCATTTTAAACGACTTTAAATTTGTAGAGGAGACTCAAGAGGAGATAGATAAAATAGATAGATTAGAAACGAAATATATAAACCTACAAAAGAAATTAGAGGATCCTCTAGTTAAATTAGTATCTAGGATCCCAAAAGAAAAAAAAGATCTAGTAAAAGAAAAATTAGATCTTATGTCTAAAGAATGGTAAATGGAAACTAATAAAGATAAAAGAAAACAGATCCCAATATTTACAGGCCTTATAAAATACTTTCCAAAAGCCTTAGCGGAGGTAGCTAGAGTTTCTTATACAGGAAACCAACAACACCACCCCGACAAACCTTTACATTGGGATAGATCTAAAAGTACCGACGAGCTAGACGCTTTATCGAGACATTTATTCCAAGCCGGAGAGACAGATACCGACGGAATGTTACACTCAGCAAAAGTAGCTTGGAGAGCTTTAGCTAACTTAGAAAAAGAACTAGAGCAAAAAGACGATAAATGGTTTGTAGATCAGTACAATAGAAATAGAGATCCAAAAGATAAAATAAACCTAAGAGATGAAATTAATAGAGAAAATAAAGAGATACTTTAAACCTAAATATATAACTATAAAGATACCTATAAAATTTAGCAGCAATAAAAAAAGAAATAAATGCTTAATAGAAACCAAAAAGCATATACTTAATTATACTAAAATAAATTGAAAGGTAACAAAAGATATATATACTCAACCCAAAACAGTCTTTGGGGAGAAAGTGAATGTATAGGTTTTGGAACAACAGATTTTTATATAAAAGAAATTCCAAAAGAAACAAGTAAAAAAATAATAATTGAAAACCATTATAGTAAAAAAGTTTGTAATGATGCTCACACTCATATTCATCTTGGAGTTTTTTATAAAGAAAAATTAATGGGGGCTTTGCAATATGGATACGCTATGAACCCGAGAAGTCATAGTAATATAGTTAAAGATTCTGAATTTAACGAATACAAAGAATTAAATAGAATGTGGATAAGTGATAATTGTCTAAAGTATGCAGAAAGTAGAGCTATAAGTTATTCAATAAAATACATAAAAAAAAAATATCCTACCGTCAAATGGATTCAAACTTTTGCAGATGAGAGATGCGGGGGTTATGGTATTGTTTATCAAGCCTGTTCATTTAGTTATTATGGAGAACACGATAGTATATTTTATGAGTTTGAGGGAGAGATTTATCACAACAACGTTGTAAATAACAGTAAAAGAAAAAAGAAAAAAGTTTTAGAACAAAGAGGACTCCTTGACAAAGGAATAAAAAAAACATTAAGACAGTTTAGATATATTAAGTTTTTAGATAAAAGAGAAAAGAAAAAATGCTTATTAAAAGAACAACCATATCCAAAACATTATAAAGAATTAAAAAATTAAATTATATTCGTTATATAACTTGAATAATCAAGTTTTTTTCAAGATGAGTAAACACGGAGGTAAAAGAAAAGGAGCGGGCAGAAAGCCTAAACAACAGGAGCAAGACCTAATAGATAAGCTCGATAGTATAATAAACAAAGAGGAGGTTATTAAGAAGTTGGGAGAAAAAGCTCTAAGCGGAGATATGCGAGCTATGGGCTTGTATTTAGGTTATAGATACGGTAAACCAAAAGAGACTAAAGATATACATATAAACGAGGATATGCCTTTATTTATTGATTAAATGCAAATAGAAAAAACCTTAGCTCTAAATAAACTAAGACAATTAAACAGTAGAATAAGAATTATAAGAGGAGGATCGTCGGCCGGAAAAACAATAGCTATATTATTAATCCTTATAGACTACGCAATAAGAAATAAAGGACAAGAAATAAGTATAGTATCAGAGACTATCCCTCACTTACGTAGAGGGGCTTTAAAGGACTTCTTAAACATTTTAAAGAGTCTCAATAGGTACGACGATAGAAAGTATAATAAGACTACCTTAAAATACGAATTTAGCAACGGATCATATATAGAGTTTTTCAGCACAGATCAGCCGGATAGATTACGAGGAGCTAGACGTACGGATCTATTTATTAATGAGTGCAATAATATATCTTTTGAAAGCTACCAACAATTAAGCGTAAGGACTTCTAATAATATTTGGTTAGACTATAATCCTACTAATTTATTTTGGGTAGATAAAGAATTAATAGGCCAAGAGGATACAGACTTTTTAACTCTTACTTATAAAGATAATAATAGCCTACCCGAGACTATAATAAAAGAAATAGAGAAAGCTAAGATCAAAGCTAAGACCTCTACATATTGGGCTAATTGGTGGAAAGTATACGGACTAGGAGAGATAGGCAGCTTAGAGGGAGCTTGCATACCGGATTGGAAACCTATTGA